GCAGAAGAAAAAGGTTTAATTGAACCCGATCGTATAGTCAGACCACAGAACTTAACTCAATTAGGCTCTACACCTGCAGCAAGTGCTAATGCTACAATTGATGCTAATACAGCAGGTAAATTCCCTAGCAACGAGGTAAGTGTCTAATGGTAGTAGATAAAGCAGTAAAGGCAACAAGATTAGCCGGACCACAATTAGATAAAGCTATCGGCATGTTACTTGGAGCAGCAGGTGATGTTGCTGAAGGAGCTACAGCTTCAGCGATGAGAGGTATAACAAAAGGAGTTTTTGGTAAAAATAGAAATCAAATTCCTGCTATTCTTCGTGATCAAATAAAAGGTCAAGCAGGCCCAATACCTCAATTAGTAGGTGCGGGAACACAAGTTTATATTGGAGCAAAAGGGGTACAGGGAGGAATGAATGCAGTTGGATCAATGATAGGTACAAATAAACAGCAGTCCAATTATTCTCAACCAATGAGTTCTGGTATGGATAGGTTTATAGCACAAGCAGAATTACAAAATTTAAAATTTCAAAATGAATTAGCTTTAATGTATGCAAAACAAGAAGCTAGTCAACCAGGTAGACAATATCTAAATATGGCAGAAGCAGAGAAGACTTTGAGTGAAGCGGGAGAGATTACTAACGCAGAAGTATTACAAGTAGCACGTAGTATTTATGGTACAGGTTTACGTGCATAGTAATTCTATAATTTTAGAAAAGAAGTAAGATCTGATGGTATTAGGAACAATTAAAAGATTTGCTGGTAGTTTATTTGGAAGAGGTGATAATAATTCCTCGTCCAGTAGTCTTTTACGAAATGCTCCACGTTTTGGGCCTGAACTTTATAGTCCAGGGTTTGGTGACTCAAGTGGTATATCTTTATCAGATACTTTTAAATTGCAGGGTTTATCAAATGATAAAGATAATAGAAGTTCTCGTGAGAAGTTTTCAGCTGGATTTGATGAAGGAATGTCTTACGCAGATTCTTTTAAAAAAGATAATGGTGATACTCGTATGGCTGGACAACTATTCGCACCTAGAGGAGGTGGTGCAGGACAGCTTATTCCTGGATTTGCTATCCGTGATGAAAAAGCACTTTATCCTACAGGTATTATTGCAGGACAAAGGGGTAGTGGAGGGTTTAATTTAGGTCGTGCAATAGCAGGAGGGTTTAAAGGATTTCTTGGAGGCGGAGGACCTATAGGTGCTGCTGGAGGTTTTATAGGTGGAGGTTTTGGTTGATTATTAGAATTTTCAAAGAATACGTAATTTAAAATATTAACAACAAGTAATTAATAACGAGATGGCACTACCGCAGACATTAATGGCAGGGATGAAATATCTACCAGTTCTTGGATCGGTAGTAGGAGCTGTACCAGGTCTACGAAGAGGTAATTTAGGAGAAGCTGCATTAGGTGCCGGTTTTGGAGCTTTGACTGGTGGCACAGCTGTCGGACCTTTGACATCAGCAACTAAAGGTGCAGCAAGAATGGCAGCTAGTCAAGGTGCTGCAAAGGCTTTAGGTAGATTTGGCATGCTTCCAATAACACCGGCTAATTTATCAAGAGCCGCTGAAATAGGAGTTCCTGTAGCAGGTGCTCTTGGAACAGCTAAATTAGCTCAACTCGGAGGAGACTTTGGAGGAGGATCAGCGGCAAGAGCAGGCAGAGGAACAGCCGGTCTAGTAGGATACGGAACAGTATCCGGTGAACCTATGATGGGTTCTCCAATACCTCCAGTTTCAGGTTATGGTGTAGTACCTCCAATGGGTGATGCACTTGATGTTTTAAGTCCAACAGGTTTAGATGCCGGTAGAAGATTAAGAACTATAAAAGATGCTGAGGCGTTAAGAGATGCTCAAAATATTATTCTTCCTACAGTAAGAAAGTATGCAGAGCAAGCTAAGAGAGATGAGTTTGCAAGAAGCATTGCAGCAAGGGGAATTGCACAGAACATTGCTACAAATGCAGCCCTTACTCAGAACATGCAACAGGCTGCTCTTGGCATGGGAGCTACAGCTGCACAACAAGCAGGTGCAGCACTAACTGCAAGATTTAATTACTAATTATGTCTGAAGAAAAATCAGAAAAAAAAGAAAGAAAAAGTGTTATAGAACGTTTTAATGACTTTCGGAAAAACGTTCTTGGATTAAGTGATGATCTAGCTCCTACTCTTGTAGATAAAGTTGAGGGTACTAGCCCTTATGGAAAGATACAGGATCTTTCACAAATATCCGAAGCTTTTGGTGGAATAAATAAATTACCACGAGGTTTTGAAGCTATAGATATGAGTGGGCGTGACTCAGGTTTTGTTGAGGGTGCATTAGGATTACCTAAAACTGTAAAAGGTTTAGATATCAAACAAGGAAGAATATTTGGAGATACAGCAGGTGTACTTAAGATAAATCCAGATTTGGAATTTAAAGGATTAGGATCAAATGAGGAGATAAGACAAATTCCTTACAGTGGATTAGGTGGTAAAGAACCTCAGTTTGAGATAGTAAAGAAAGGTGCTCCTTATTCTGGAGTACCAAGGATTTTTGCCGGAATGGTTGACCTTATTACCGGTGACAGAACAGATTTAGATAGAAGAGGTAAGAAAGGTGATAAACCAAGAATAGTTGATATAACTGATCCTAAAAATTATTTAGTAAATCCTGTACAAGCAAAAAGAATTGAAGAAGAATTAGAAAAACAAGGAATTGAACCTACTACTAAATCTGATCCATTAGGAGATATAGACACAAATGTAAAAAAACAATTAGAAGCATTTAAACTTCTTGATAAGTATGAGTCTGATAAAAGAAATAGAGAAGCTTTAAGATCAACAGCATTGCAGTTTGGTACAGAGCCTCTTAGACAATATTTTCTTAATAGAGCAGGCCAAACAGCTCAAGATAGGTTAATTAGAGGTTTATTCCAAATGGAAGCAACACCATCTAATATTCAAAGAATAATGAAATCAAAGCAAGAGCAAATGAATCTCGCTGCTGATTCTGAATACCGAAGAGCATTAGGAACAGCAGCACAGCAAACAGCTGCTAACCAATTTGGTGTTGCAGGTATTCAACGTTCCTTTGGTAATGTTTCTTAGTTTAGTGCAGTTAAAATTTAAATACACAGTTTGTTAAAAAATGGGTAGTAAGTCTCCACCACCCCCACAGATAATATATCCACCAGCTCCACCACCTCCAGCTCCTACTACACAGGTGCCAACACAGTCGTTGTCGAGTCAGAATGCGCTTAATGAAGTAAGTGCTAAACAGCAGCGTCTAAACATGGAGTTAGGTGCTCAATTAGATAGAACTAACAAGCAGTTCTTTACTACAGAGAATATTAGACAGACACAGGCGACTGGCGCTGAGAACAGACTCCAACTTAAAACAGCTGGAGAAGAGGATCGTGCTACTGCAAGAGTAACAGGTCAGGAACGTCGTGCAGAGGTTGCTGAGACAGGTCTTCAGTACAGGAGAGGTCTTGAGACAGCTGGTGCTCAGGATAGGCTTACTACAGCCGAAACCGGAAGGCAACAACGTTTAGGTATTGAGACTACAGGTGCTCAAGAACGTTTATCAACTGCTGAACGTGGAAGGCAACAACGTCTTGGCATAGAAACTACAGGTGCTCAAGAACGTCTATCAACTGCTGAACGTGGAAGGCAACAAAGGTTAGGAATAGAAACTACAGGAGTACAGGAACGTTTAAGTACAGCGGAACGTGGTAGACAACAAAGACTTGGAATAGAAACTACTGGAGCACAAGAACGTTTAAGTGAGGCAGAGAGAGGAAGACAACAAAGGTTAGGAATAGCTGCTACAGGAGTAGAGCAAAGAAGAGGTATTGAGACTACTGGAACTCAACAACGATTGACCCAAGCTCAATTACTAGGTGGACAAGAAAGACAGATTGGATTAAGAGGTAGAGAAGAACGATTGACCACAGCAGAAACAGGTAGGCAGCAGAGATTAGGGATCGAAACTACAGGTAGAGAACAAAGACAAACAGCTAGGGTTACAGGAGAAGAGCAAAGAGCTGGAATAAGAGAGACAGGTAAAGAAACCAGAGCAGTAGACTTGCAAAGAGAGCTGTTCCGACGCTATAAAGAGAATAGAGATTTCGAACAAGCACAGCGTGCATATCGTGTATGAAGAATTGGATTCAAACTTTAACTTCCAAAGATCGCGAATCCTTTCTTCAATTTTGTAAAAAAACAGGCTCTCCAATACAAATATATTTATTTTCCCGTTTTCTTGGCTTTCAAGGGACGATAGTTGAATGTAATGAATGGTCAGAAAAAGAATTTAAAAAAAGAAATTTTCATTTAGTTTTAGAAACAGAAATAGATAATATGCAAATTGATATAGCAAATTTACGTGAAGCTATTCAAATGGGAATGGTTAAGCAAGATATGGGTGCTGCAAGAATTGCAATGTTACAAAAAGAATTACGAGGTGCAATTAAACAATTAGATGATAAAAAAGTTTTAACTGATAAACAAGGATTAATTCTTGCAGGTGCTGACAGGGCTTTGAGAGAGATGTTAAGTATCTTTAGAGATGATCCTATAGAAGGACCTCTTCAGGAAGCATCTATGGGCGTATGGACCAAAATATTGCAAGAAGAATCTTAGCGATAAATACGCTATGCTACGTTCATGGCAGGTACAAGTATTTATAGTGTTTACAGACGCACAGCTCGTGCCGCTGCTAAACAACAAGTTGTAAAGAAAACTTCAAATATTGATATAGAAAAAGCGCGAAAAAATTTTGCGTATTTTTGTGATGTTGTAGGGGGAAAACCTCCAGCAAAACATCATATGGAATGGCATAAATATTTATGCACTGGAGATGATAGTGTTTGCTTACGTGGAATAGCCGGACCTAATATTGATATTCTTGCTCCCAGAGGATCTGCTAAATCTACCGTTTTAGGTTTGTATACAGCTTGGGCTATAGGCGTACATGCTCTTCATAAATTACCTTTAAAGATTTTATACATTTCATATACAGTTGATGTTGCTAGACCAAAGAGTGCAGCAATAAAAAGAATTATAGAAGAAAGTAAAAATTATAAAGAAATTTTTCCTACAGTAAAAATAGCTAAAGGAATTAATTCTAATGAATATTGGAGTATTGATTGGAAATTTGCAGGAATAAAATCTACCGGAGAAGAAGAATTTAGTGTTTGTTGTGCAGGATTAAAAGGTGCTGTTACATCTAAAAGATCACATCTATGTATTATTGATGATGCTATAAAAAGTTCGGATGATATTAAAAACAAAGATATTCGTCAAGCTATGGAAGATAACTGGAATGCCGTTATTGTTCCTACTATGTTCGAAGGTGCTAGAGCTATTTGTTTAGGTACAAGATTTCGTCATGATGATATACACGCTAGAGCCTTTTTGCCTGCCAATGGATGGACACAAATAATACAATCGGCAATTACTGTTGACGAACAAGGAGAAGAGATATCTTACTGGCCGGAGATGTGGTCACTTAAATATCTAGAAGAGAGAAGAAGAGTTGCTCCAGTAGCATTTAGTTTTCAATATCAAAATCAAATTGTACAAACAAGTGAACTTTCTTTATCTCCAGATTTAATTGTTAAGGGAACTATCTCTACAGAGTTTGATGCATTAGGTGTGGGAGTTGATTTATCTGCTGGAGTTAGAGAACAAAATGATTATACAGTTTTTGTTATGGGTGGACGAGTTAGAGATAAAATTCATATTATTGATTGTAAAAGAGTAAGAGTTATGGGTAATTTAGAAAAATTAGAATTATTAATGGAAATGATGGAAGAATGGGGAGTTGTTTATAAAGATGGTAAAAGTTATTTTCCTACAGGAGCTGCAACTCACATTTGGTCTGAGGCAGTTGCATATCAAGCTTCTTTAGAGGCTGATTTTAAAAGAATATGTTTAGGCGATCATGGATTACATAATTTAATTTGGCATCCAGTAAAAGGATTTAGAGGAGATAAAGTTGCACGATTTAGAGGGATTATGGGATTATTTGAGCAAAGAAAAATTATTTTTAACAAGTTTAGAAAGTTTGGACCTCTTACTGATGAGATAGTAAATTTTGGTGTTAGCTCACATGATGATTGCGTAGATGCATTAGTTTGGCTATGTAATGGGTTAATGACTCGCGGAAAACTTGAGTTAGAGTATTGACGACTTAAACTATTACTAACAAGATTAATGTCACCTACTTACTACAATCTAGAATTAGAGCAAGACCAATATGGTTCTGCTGTTATTCCCCTCCCTGATGAACTATGTCATGACATGGCACTACAACCAAACGAAAGGTTTGAGGTAGAATGTGAGGGAGATGAAATCAAATTAAAAAGATTACATGCAGGATATGACATTGATCAATAGTCCAAACTTCTAATCTAATGAGTGAAAGTAATAGCAAAACTGCCTTAGAAGATATGATCAAATCGGTCATAAATAGAGATGGCCGTGGTTCAGCAGATACTATGCTGTTAAGTTCTCATTTATCCCAAATGAAAATGTTTGGGATTAGGCAGGGAGTTGAGTTTTATCCTCAGCAAGATAATTTAGGAACTCAAAGATTTGATTTTATTCAACAAGTAATAAAATTTAATCAGCTTGATGCAAGACTTGATGCAATATGGGATAGATTTTTAGCATATGGAAAAGGATTATTTTATATAAGACCTACAGAAAAATCTTATAGAATTTATTGGTTTAATAAAGACGCATATAGGACTTATTACACACCTGAAGGAGATCTACAGGAAGTTATTATTATTTATCCTTACAAAGTAAAATCTTCTAAAGGTTTTGCCGGAGTTGGTTTAAATACAGATAAAAGATATATGAGATTAAAAATTACTGCTAAAGAAATAGAAGAAATACATACTGAACAAGAAATAACTTTTGAACAAGATAATATAAATTTTGCTGCTTTTGATAAAAAAATCGTAGAAAATTCTATGGAATTTATTCCATGTGTTGAAGTATTTAATAATCCGGATGCATTTGGAACTGATGGTTCAGGTGAGTTTGACTTCTTAGCAAATCAAATATTAGCTCACGATGAAATGGTAAAAAATATTAGAGCTAATTTATCATTCTTTGGTAATCCAACTTTACTTTCTTCTAGACCCAAACAAGATATTGTTGAGAGCGATAGTGAGACAGCTCAACGTCCTAGTATATCTAGTCAGTCCGGTTTTCAATCTGATGTTAACTTATTTAGTTCCACATATAAACAAGATCCTATAACAAGACAACAACCTGGATATACTGGCAAACCAGGAAGTGGAATGAGAGTTCCTAGAGTTATTGCTAATTTAGAACCTTCAGATCGTGTTGGATTTATTACACCTAATGCTGTAAGTTCTGATCAGGCTCGATTCTCTGAACAACTAAGAAGTGAAATCAGATTAGCTTTAGGTGGTATAGATGATTTAAGTATTACTAATGTAACGGCTACAGAAATTAAATCTGCTTATGGTCGGGTAAGTGCAACAGCCAAAAAGAAATGTTTACAAATTTATCAATATGGAATATGTAAATGTTTCGAATTAATTATTTTTCAAGAAGAACAAATTTTTAGAAAATCCTTGGCTTTTGCTTCAGGAATAAAATATCCTGTTTTACCAGAAAATATCGAAGATCCAAAAGCACTTGAAAAATACGATAAACAGAAAGCAAAGTATGAGCAAAAATTACAAGCTGCTGTTGACGAAGCAGTAGAGAAAAAAGAAATACCTGACGGGGTTTTAGGCTTAATACCTGATGGGGATAGAACTGTTTTATGGAGATGGATGGGACCTGTTTATGAGGACACTGCTCAAGACAAACTTAATCAATCTATCTTTACTCGAAATCTTCAAGAATTAGGCGTTGATAGCATAGAAGCACTGAAGTATTTATTCCCATCTAAAACGGACGATGAGATTGCTGCAATGCTCTCTGGTTTTCCCTTCCGGATGGTTGGAGAAGTACAGAGGGCATATTCGCAGTTTATTGATTTAATAAATCAAGAGATGCGAACACCACATCCGCAGCAACCGAATTTACCGATGGCTGCAGACCCAAGATTGGATTTAACTCCTTTCTTATATCGAACATTAGAAAGTTTACAAAAAGAGGTAACCTATGCAGGCCGATACCGCAGCGCCGACCCAATCGGCACCCCAAGTATCCCAGACCCAGCCGACCAGCTACGTGGCTCAGACAGCGGCGCAGGCACCGGCCGTTTCAACGAATTCCCAATGGGTGGCTCCATCCCAACCAGTGGCGGCACCAGCACCACAAGTGCAAGCGCAGATGGGGATCAACAACGGATACAACCCTACTCAGTACAGCCCCCAGCCACAACAGGCGGCTCCACAAGCGGAGAACCCATACAAGGACGCATTCAACAGGGTGGTAGGACTCCTGAGTTCACCAGTTCAATTCCCGTTCCAGGGTCAACAGTCGATTCAGAATCAACCAATCGACCAAACCAATTACGCTTCCCAAACACCAACCCAATACAACAACGCGGTAGCGCCGACTTATACGCCTTCGACCAACAACAACCAGGCATACTCCAACAGTTATTCCCAAACTTCTCAGGAGATAACCAACGAGCAGTTAATGGCAAACGGGGTAAGCGAGGCAAGTCTTGAAGTAATTAATCATTTTGGTGCTGATGCTCCAGCAGTTTTAAATAACTATGCAGTACAGCTAGAAGATTCATTAATTCAATCAAACGCTAACTTACAGGAAGCTGTTAATCTTCTTCAGGAGATGTCTACTGAGCACAAAGCTTATGAACAGATTCTTACTGATCCAGATGTATTAGCAGATTACACATGTGAGTTCTTCGGTCCTAATGGTCCTTATCCAGTAGAAGAAGAGCAAGCAGGTTATGCTAATCAAGGTGTACAGCAAAGACCTTTAGCAGGTCAGCCTCAAGCTCAGGCTCCTTCACGTCCTGAAATGCCTGTTCCTCCACAGCCACAAGCTCCTAGAAATGCAGGAGACTTTTGGAATGACTTTGGAACTGCGGCAGACCGTGACCCACAGAACGCATGGAAATATCTAAATGCAGCACAACAGAATCCTGAGATCTTCCGTCAGAAGCTCTTAGTAATGGATTCCTAAGAAAAACAACAGGGGGTGATAATTCACCCCTTACTTTTTTAAAATGAAGAAGAAAAAACCAAGCACATCACAAAAAGCTGATCAATTTTTAAATACGATTGGAACAGCCGGAGGACTAATAGGATCACCAAGCCTTATAGGTTTTGGAGGATCTGATCTTCGTGAGCAAGTATTTGCTGGTAATAGAGATGAATATGCAAACCGACGCATGGAGCAGGGAGATACAAGAGTTTCAGGATCTGCAGCTATGCCCTCTGATCTAGATGCATCTTATTTAAAATTAAATCTCCCAGGGTCACCATTACCTGCTAATGCTTTGTTAATGCCTAGAAACGTAATGAATGCACAGATAACACAACAACAGATAGCTGCTAATGAACAATTAATATATGGTCAAAATATGCCTTTAGCCGGAACTATGCAGTTACCTATAGGTCAGCCTCCTTTAGAATCAAGAAAAGGTAAAAAGTAAATGGATTCCAATAAAGCTAAAAAAGCAACAAAAAAAGCAAAAGATTTTCAAAAATTTGCAGCTGAGTTTGATGCAATGAGAGCAGCTGAAGAAGCTTCTCAAGCTACGATGCAACCAGCTGATGGATTAATTAATCCTTATGGACGTATTGGCACTGTCCCTCCAACTGAATATACAGTAACAAATCAGTTAAACGGATACGCATAATTAAGATAAATTTTTAGAGAAAACTTATATAAGTACAATATTAAGTTAATTTATAATTCTAATAATGGAATTTATTTTCCAGTTTCAAAAATGAGCACAATTTAGTGTTCGCAATCAGCAAACCTAGCTGAAATTCTAAAATGTTTATAGATAACGATTTTCCGAAGCTGCTGGGTGCCGAGTTATATAGACCACATCCTGCGTATATCGTAGAAATGGCAACAGAGCCAGTGGTTGTACATGACTTCACCAAGCAGCCAGGTCAGACCGTTCAGTTAGATCGCTACAGATTCTTTGGCAATCCTGGAACTAAGACTTCAAGAGAGAGGACTCAGGACCAGACAATTGGCACAGCAAATAGCAGATCTATCGTAAAGGACAAAGTACTTGTATCTCTTAGGGAATATACAGGTCCTGCTGACCCTAACAACTCAAATCTACCTAGCACATTCAAAATTGCTAGAGAAACCCTAATGACAGCTCAGCGTCTGCTTCTTGACACTGGAAACTTAAATATGTTCCATCAGTCAATTGGTTCGCTTACACTGTTGGATGACTATAGAAGATGGAGAGATAGAGTATTCCTTGATGAGCTATTCAAATCTGAAGCTCGTGGTCAGTCTTCTGACACACAAGGTGGTTACTACTATCCAAACACAAAAACTAAGTCAAACTCTACTACTCTTAATGCATATACTGCTACAGAGTACGCATCAGAGCGTTTCAAGTTCAACGTTAAGACAGACCTTCTAGAAGTAGTTAAGAGCTTAAGAAAGAGACACGTACCAGTATTCGGCGATGGTTACTATCGTTGTATAGCTGATCCTTCATTCATGAAAGATCTACGTGCAGATCAAGGATTCAGAGAAGTTGCAAGATACCCAGGAATGGGTCAAGGCAACCCATTAATGCAAGCAGGTGCTCCTAACCAAGCAATCTACCAAGGTGGACAGTATGGTCAGGCACAGTTTGTTGCAGGTGAGCCAGTTATGCCATCTGGATTCGTATTTGAAGGTGTAAGATTCTTCGAATCTACAAACTTCCCATCTAAAACAATTACGGTCGATATTGGTGATGGTGGCGGAGCTTCCTCAAGAACAACTCCTGCTGGACTATTCTTTGGTCCTCAGTCAATTGGTGTTGGTATTGGTGGTCCAAATGCTCAAGTTTTAATCAATAACAATGATGATTTTTCCAGATTTATCATTCTGATTTGGCAGCTATATGCTGGCTTTGCGAACTTGAATAAGGACTTCATTACAACAGCCTTCACAATTACTGAATAAGGGAGGATTTAAATAATGGCAACTTACAAAAGTGATTCAGGTGCAATCATAGAACCTGGAAATCAGATCAATCGTTTATCTTCTTTCAACCATGAAGGAACTAAAGGTTGGCCTGGAGTTGAAGCATTCGAACTTATTGGTTTTCATAAGATTTCTAATAAATCAGGAACTAAAGCAAACCATAAGAGTTTCAACATAACAATCCCTTCTCCCGATCGTCGTCCTGATGATCGTGTACGTAATGATCGTAGCAGCCTAGTAGTAAATGCTAGTTCAGATAGACCTGCTTACATCTACCAAGCTTCTATAGCTATTGGTAATGATATTCCAGCAGGTGGTCTTCCATCTTTCCCTGCTTCCCCAGTGACAGCAGACATTGGAGGTACTAATACTGAAGTAATCTTACTAGGACCTGACAATGGTGGTGTTCCTTTTGGTGTACCAGCAACTCAAGCAAACGGTTTAGCAGCAGCTACAAGTACTTTGACATTTAGTGGTACAACTATCGCTCAAGGAACTTCAAACGTTTCTGTTGCAAAACTTCCATTTTGGACAGCTGTAACTACAGCTGGTATTGATGATCAGGATGCTGCAAACTCCATGATGTACAAAGTCACAGCAAACACAACATTTAAAATTTATAATGTTAACGCTGTAACTTCAACAGCCGTTAATGGTGATGGTTTATTCATCTCTGATGATGACCATACAGCAGGTAAAGCAGCATATATTCTATGTCGCGTTAATTACCTACGTCCAGCTGCGGGTGTAAGCTTCAATGATGTCCAAGGCTTCATTGATTTTGCTTCACAAGTAGGCGGTACAGATTCATAATTTATATTTCTAAATTATCTAAAGAGGCGAGTCTTAGTGGCTCGCTTTTTTATTGGCAACAAAAGTTTAATGAGTTAAGCTATTCAAAGATATCTAATTAATTTATGTTATATCAGTACAAATTGACCGGTGGACTTGTAGAAAAAATAAGCCAACATGACGAAGGTGTTTTTATGTGTGTTGATGCTAATGAGGAAGTTCTTTATATTGAAGAAAGTATGTTAATTCCACATCTAGATGCAACAACAGAAAAAATTAAAAATGAAGAGAAATTTACTCAAGAGTTAAAGGCAGACGGAGTAAAACCTGCTAAGCCTACAACAAAAGAAACTTTTCCTATAGATAGAAGAATAAATATTAATAATGCTAGTGCTAGACAAATAGCAGATGCCCTACCTGGAGTTGGTTTGAAAACAGCTAGAGATATAAAAGATTTTCAAACTACTTTATCAGGAGAAAGATATACAAGATTAGATCAACTTCAATCAATAAAGAGAGTTGACTGGGATGAAATATTTAAGGCAGACTTAGTAAGAGTAGACTAATAGTAAGCCTATTGTTAGTTTGTTTGAATGAAGCTCGATACGTTTATACAGTCCAAAGTGCGTTGGCACTTAGGTTATAATTTAACTTCTATACCTGCTGGTGATCAAGCAAGACTTGAAGAAGCTGTTAATAATGTACAGGATACTTTTTGGGTAAGTAAAATTATAGAGCAAGTTGGTAGGTGTGATGAGGCTGAAAAACGCACCGATATGACGGGTAGTATAAACAATGATTTTCTTCCTAGAAATAGAATAGAAAGTATTGCTGGTGACGTTGATAGAACAGTTGCTACATCAGATTTTAGAGAAACACTTAAAACTTGGACTGAGATTTATATTTATGAGACTGATAGATTAGCAATGCACCTTTATGTACCAAACTATCGAAACCCTGAACAAGCTCGATATAGATTTAATAGAGAGGGGGCTGAATTTATTCAAGCACTACCTGGGCCTGCAGATGTTGCTGTTGGCACACGTTTATTCTTAGAGACAAATCATAGATAGACACATTTCCCCCTGTTATTGTAATAAAAAGAAGAGTATTTATTAATGGCTGTAACTTACCAACAAGACACTATATTTTTAATTGATACTCAACTGTCAGCAGTTGGGACTGGTACAGCATTAGCTGTTACGCAAAATAATTTTTTTGCTACTAAAAGTTATACATTGATTGCTGTCGTAGCAAGTATAGGAACAAATGTGGTTGTAAGACTAGAGGGTAGTATTGATGGGACAAACTATGCTCCAATAATTGCTGATAAAACTATAACTAGCAATGGATCACATGCATACAATGTCAACGGTATGCCAGTTAAATTTATTAGAGCTAATTTTGTAAGTAAGAATGGTGGATCACCTACAATAGATTTTCATTTAGCAGCTTTGTAAATGATAGAAGTTCCTGCATATAAGATAAAACCAAGAACTAATCTTGGGTACTCATTAGGAATAAATAGAGATAAAGATATTATTAGAGATCCTAGACAAAGAAATGTATTTGCTCAAAGTCAAGGGGGTACTAGAATGGCAGGAGACATTGATATATTCGATGCTATGGCAGGAGATGTTCCAACTAAGACTATTAGGGGTTCTGATCTTGGTCTTTATCGTACAAGCAGAGCTTTAAAATCTGCACCCTTTACTTCCGAACAGGAGACTATTTACTAATGGCTGAAAAGAAAGGCAAAATGCCACCTCAATTACTAGAGTATTTTAAGAAAAAAAATGCTAAAAAAGGTGAAAAAGATGAAAAATCTGACGAGAAAGAAAAAGGTAAAATGGATAAAGAACAACGTAAGGAAGCCGTAACTAAGGCAAGAAAGCGTATGGAAAAAAAAGATAAAAAATAATAAAAAACCTTGCTTTATAATTAACCTAACTCCCTCGTAAGAAAAAGTGTCAAGTAGTAGTTCAAACAAACAACCATTAATGGTAGATCGTCCGGCGACGACCTCTACATTATGTACAGTTGCATCAGGTCAATCTTTTTTAACAAGTTTGATACCTACAGCTGTTGGTAATGCCACTAAAGTATTTGATGTTGATTCAGCCTTAGCAGATACTGCTATTAGTGGGGCATATATTGATGAAATATGGTTTACATATAGTAAAAGAGTTATCCAAAAAATGGATGCTGTTGATACTCAGACTTCTACTTTTTCAGCGTCTGGTACGACTTGTACTATTACAATGCCTGTAGGGGTTTTACATAATTTAGAAATAGGTCAAAAATTATTTATAGATTTTTCTGGTTACAACACAGGAACTGTTCCAAAGGATGATACTTTTACTGTTGCAGATACAGTAAATTTCACTTCTACAACTTTTGATATAACTATTCCAAATATACCTAGTGGGACTATTACTGGAACTTCTACTCTTTCACTACCCATAGATTTTTGTTTTTATCTTGTTAATACTGGAACTGTTACAAATATAACCCAGTTTTCTCCCTTGTTTGTACAGAGTATCCCTCAAGTAGCTGAGAATCAAATTCTGAGCACTACTCTAAAAGAAACACTTCCTTTAATAAATCATCCAACAGTTCAAGCTGGATCTAATTTTGGTAGTGCAAATAATGAAATTGCTCCAAAACAAAGAGGTTTAATGCTTAGAAGAGGACAAGCTTTGTTTGTTGCAGCAAGCGGACCTACTGCTTTAACAAATGGCTTCTATTGTAATGTTCAAGGTGGATTCTATTAAATAAAATGCCTTTTGATGTTAACGGGTTTGATAAGACATCAAAATTTAATTTTAAAAATGAATTTAAATCTTTTAATAACAAACCTAAAGTACCAAGTGTAAATAAAGGATCTGATGGGCGTGAGTTAGAGAGTGAGATTAATTTCTATAATAAAGATTCTTTATGGACGAGGTGGAGAAGGGGATATGAATTATATACAATTATTCAAAATCTATTAGGATCAAAATTTAAAGAAAGAGATACAAGAGGAGATTATCGTTTATTCTTTACTTTTCAACAGTTTCCTGGAGTTTTTATACCTGCTCGTATATTTACATTTCCATCATCCAATCAAGAATTAGGTGAACATATTGTTGGAATGAGAGATACAGATGGATTTAGTTTTTATGAATTTGGTTTACCAATATTAGAAGTCAGATATTTAGCAGATGCAGTAAATGCATCATACAGTCAAAGCGGAACATTAATAACTGTGACCAAATCTGATCATGGTTTATTTCCAGGTGACAATGTGTTTCTTGACTTCTCAACCGGAAGTGCAGTTGATGCAACTTTGACAATTGATAGTAAAACTCAAAATACATTCACTGTAACTGCTAGTGGTTCTTTAAATACTGCAGGAAATGTTACTTATTACAACTCAACATCATTCAACGATACAAGATGGAGATTTGTGCGGGTCAAATTACAAAGTTTACCTACTGAGGTAGGTTTTTTAAAAGATGAAAGAATGACTGACAGAATTATAGAAAGAGATCCTGGTGTAGCCTCTACATATTCAAGATCAGGATCTACAGTTACGATAACTTGCAGTTCCAATCATGGTCTTTCTACTGACAACAAAGTTTTTCTTGATGTATCTACTGGTAATGTTCCTTCAGGCAGATATACTATTACAGTTTTAAATACTACTCAATTTACTGTTAGGACTCTTACTACAGGAACAACTTCAGGTAATTTAACTTTATTCAGATTAATTAAGGGCTTTAGATACGATGATTATGTAGGATATACCGTAACTGGTTCTGATACATCAACTAATGAGATAATTTTTGAAAAAAAAGATAGTTATGGAGCGAAAACTGTAGATACAATTGCTAAAACGACTGTGCCTGCACATAGAGGATTTGCTGTTGGAAGATTTTTGTCAACAGAATTAAGATGGAATTGTTCTTGTCAAGATTTTTCCCGTCGTGACAGCTATGATTTATTTAGTAATTTAAACAATAGAAGGTTTCCAGTAACTTCTATAAGAGATGTAAAACCTGGAAATGTTATAGAAAATGATGGAACATTAAGTGATAGAAGAGATGATCCAGGTGTATTTAGAGATTTAGGTTATGTGACAATAAATAATTTTTATCAACTACCTGAATATGAAGATAAAAGACAAGATTCTTTTCAAAATCTTCAATATCATCAGCTCAGATGGTGCAAACATATCTATGCAGCCATGTGGTCTTTAGTTCATGATGAAGGTAATGAGCCTTTAAAATTAGCAGCAAAATATGAAATTACTGATATAAATATTACTGTTGATTTTGAGAATCATGGCTTAGAAAAAAATCAAAAAATTCAATTAAATTTTACAAGTGGAAATGCAATTTCTGGTGAATATACAATAACCAATGTTCCTAATCCTAATCAATTTGTTGTAGTATATCCATTTGAGTTAAATACTAGTGGATATGTTACTGTAGAGAATTTAAAAAAACATGAGTATGTTAACTCATGGCTCTTAGAACCTAGCGATAAACCTATAGGTAGAGGATTAAAGTATTGGGAAAAAATATGGCCTAAAGAACAACAAAGACTTAGAGAGTCAGCAGAAGTTTTTGCTTTATATAATCGCACAACAAAATGGGAAGGTAATAAAAACGTTATTGGTAATTTTAATTTACCTCAAAATATTGCTAATTTTGATCCCTCAGTAATTGCTATGAATCTTACTGACAGTATTAAAAGAGATGAAAAAGGTAATTTAAATAGATCAGGTAATCCATTAAATATTACTAATAGATTAATTGCGATGGTAAATAAACTATTTAATAAATCTCCAACTACACTTGATGATGTTAAGTTTGGTATTGTTAACAGACCATTAGGAGAATTTGTTGACTCTTTTGAGACAGGGTTTTTACAAGCAGGTGAATACTTAAATGGAGAAAAACTTGAATTAGCTACAAATACTAGTAATTTAGATGCAGGAACATTTAGTCCAGAGACTGCACAAGATACAGTTGTAGATGGTGGACTATACATTAATAGTTAATTATGGCAGTACAAATTCAAACTCGAAGGTCTAGTACTTTAAATGACAGACCATTTCCTATTAGATTAGGAGAAGGAGAATTGGCTTTAAACAATAATTCAGGATCTCCAGGTTTATTTTTCGCTGATAATACTGCCTCTCCCAACACTGGTTTAATAAAGGTTGGTCCTGTTCATGTTGGAACGACTTTACCAAATACATCACCTGCAGGATTTAGTAGTTTTAGTAAAGGTGAAACTTGGTTGAATACTTCTAGCACACAAATTTTTGAAGTTTATGATGGAGCTGCTTGGCAAACAGTAAAAGCTGTTGTATCAATTGGAGCTGGACAACCAGCTAATGCTGTTAATGGGCAATTACATTATGACACTAATACCAATCAATTAATAATGTATGTTCAATCAAGTAATTCTTGGATCAACGTTTAATTACTTACTGAGTAAATGATCTAATATTCTGTCCAATTTGGTGTGAACAGCTTGCATTTCTCTTAAAAAATCTTCTTTCAAAACGTAATCATGTATCACTTCATTTCTAAGTCTATCAACATTAGTCTCTATATTTTCAAATCTTTTGTCTAATTTTTTATTAAAATTTCCCAAAGCTCTACTGATACCAGCAAAGGCTCCAATACTACCTGAGATAATTGCAGCAATTAGTTGTGGTTCCACGGTGTAATTCCTCCCTATCTCTATTCTATAGGAGTTTACAAATTAAAATATTAAATAGTAGGAGTTTTCTATGGCAACAGGATACGAACCAAATATAGAAGGAGCTATTGCAGTTTTAGTGGATCTAATGACTGGTAATAATTTTACAATGACTCGTTCACCATATGAACCTAATTTTAGAGGTCTTACGGATGCAATTATAGATTTAAAGGAGGGGTTTCCAACCTTTGCCCCTTTACAGATAGGATTTGATGCAACAACATTTGAAACTGTAGCTGACGGGGATGCTTTATTTATAAGAACCTCTGATGGAAAAGTTGGTAAAGCCAGTGCTGCTGATGGAACTTTAGAAAATGCAAATGTTGTAGGGTTTGCTAATTCAGGGGTTACTACAGGGGCGACTGTCAAAGTAGTAGTTGTTGGTATTAAAACTATGAGTGGGTTAAACGCTGGAGATCTACATTTTTTATCCCCATCTACAGCAGGAGATATTACAACTACAGCACCTACAGGGTCAGGTCAAGCGGTGGTTAGAGTGGGAGAGAGTGTTACTAGTACACAATTTGCAATCCAACCTGAACCTCCAGTTTTATTAACATAATGAGTAGCGTAACTAACAATCAACCATATGCATCTAATTATGAAGGTTTTGTAGGGGCTTTACAAGATTTTCGATTAACTATGCCTGCTCCCATAGCTTTCAAAGTTGTGGGATACAATGCAGAGGTTTTTGAAGATGTTGTTCAAGGCGATGCCTTATTTTGTAGAAATAGCGACGGAAAACTAGGTAAAGCTATTGCAAATGATACTAGAGAGAAATCGCATGTTGCGGGTTTTGCAGAAACAACTCAGAGTACTGGATCTAATGTTAGAGCTATTGTAAGAGGTGTTATTGCCACTTCTGGGTTGACTGCTGGGCGTAATTACTTTTTATCTCATTTAACTGCAGGTGCAATAATTGAAAACCCAACCACAACTTCTGGACATTTTGTAGTACCTGTTGGGGAGTCAGGAACTTCTACACAATTTGTCATAAGAATAGAACCTGAGACTTTAAGGAGTTGATAACTTTAGGGGCGGTAAAATAATTATACATACATAGTTCATTATTTTTTAAAAAAAAATGAACTTAGTAAAGATGTAAAATGGCAACAAGAAAATCGCTTGTAATTGTTTCTGGTTTATTTCAGGAGTTAAATTCTTCTGCAGATAAATTAGATTTTGCTGGTAACAGTACATCAGATTTAAGTGAAGGAACAAATCAATATTTTACAAATGCAAGATCAAGATCATCTGTCTCTGTAACAGATAGTGGAGGGGATGGCAGTCTTGCTTATAACAGTTCTACAGGAGTTATTACATATACAGGACCATCTGCTTCTGAGGCTAGGGCACATTTAAGTGTTGCCAGTGGATCAGGATTAACTTATAACTCAGGAACAGGTGAGTTTGGTACCAGTGCAATACCTAATGGTCAGTTAGCTAATTCTGCAATTACCATAGGTAGTACTAGTGTTTCTCTTGGTGCCACTCAAGGTACTTTTACAGGATTAACTTCTTTAGCTTCCACAACATTAATAGCAGGAGTGGCTGATGCTGCTAATGCTATTGCTATAGCTAGCGGAAATATTACATTTGAAGGATCAACTGCAGATGCGAACGAATTGATATTAACAGCTGCAGATGCAACAGGTTCAGATAAAACTTTAACTTTACCTAATGAAACAGGAACTTTACTATCAACAGCATCCTCTATTGCAAATAATAATTTAGCTAATTCATCCTTAACAATAGGATCTACCTCAATAAGTTTAGGTGGAACAGTAACAACCTTTGCGGGTTTATCATCTTTAACTTCAACAAATTTAATTGGTACTACTATAGTTGGAACGACTATAGTTTCGGGTTCTACTGATGCAGCAAATGCTATAACTTTAGGTAGTGGAAATATAGTTTTCGAAGGTAGTGGAGCTGATGCACATGAAACAACACTGACGGTAACCAATCCTACAGCTGACAGAACCATTACATTTCCAAATTCTACAGGTACAGTAGTTCTTTTAAATTCTTTAAGTGTTGCTAGTGGTTCAGGATTAACTTATAACTCAGGAACGGGTGAGTTTGGGACTAACTCCATACCTAATTCACAATTAGCAAATAGCTCTATTACTGTAGGAAGCACAGGCATAGCACTTGGAAGTAGTGCCACTACTATTGCAGGTTTATCTTCAGTAACTTCGACAGCAGTTGTTACTGATGATAGTGGTTTTAGAGTTCGTGATAATAGCGATAACACTAAACAATTAGCGTTCGAGTGTTCAGGAATATCTGGGAGCACTACTAGGACATTAACTATTCCTGATGCAAACGGAACTATAGCAACACAAGCTTATGTACAAGCTCAAATTACTGCTGAAGATTTAGATGTAGAAACAGATTCTGGTAATTTTGATGTAGATTTAGATTCTGAGCCATTAATATTAACTGGTGGTACAGGTATAGATACTAGTGGATCGGGGAATACAGCTACTTTTGCTATTGACTCGACAGTAACAACTCTTACAGGATCTCAAACTTTAACAAATAAAACTTTAACAAGCCCTGTTTTAAACACAGGATTAAGTGGTAGTGCATTTCTAGATGAAGATAATATGGCTAGTAATTCTGCTACAAAGGTTGCTTCTCAACAAAGTATAAAAGCTTATGTAGACTCACAAGTTACTGCTCAAGATCTTGATATTACAACAGACTCAGGTTCAATTGCTATAGATTTAGACTCAGAACAATTACAGATATCTGGTGGGACAGGAATTAACACAAGCGCTACAGGTAACCAAGTATCAGTTGCTGTAGATTCAACTATAGCTACTGAAAGTTTTGCTACTGCAATAGCAGTGGCTTTAGGATAGTATTATGAGCACTCAAGTCCAATTTAGAAGAGGAACCACCGCAGAACATCAAGCTTTTCGAGGAGCTGATGGTGAAGTAACTGTTGATACCTCTTTAAAAACTGTAGTTATACATGATGCAATAACGAATGGTGGTTTTCCTGTTTTAAGAGCCGATGGATCAAATTCTGTTTTACCAACAGGTAGTCCATCTAATTGTGCAATAAAATTTGCTAATGATGTAGGAACAGGATTAATTAGTCCCTCAACAGGTAGTTTAGCTCTTGCTACTGCAGGAGTTGCACGTCTTACAATAGATTCTAATGGTGCAGTTACAATTCCAGGTAATGTTACTGTTGGTGGTACATTATCCGCTAATAGCACTGACCTATCTGACCAACTCGCTCTTATACTCGCTTTAGGCTAATATGGCAAACACCTTTAAAATTGACACAAAATCCAGTGTTGTTACTGATGCTCATACAAGCACAAATGCAAATGTTCTAACAGCTGGAGGATCTGCCACTTTAGTTCTTTTAAGTATTTTAGTTTCTAATAAAACAGGAGCTAGTGCTGATGCTGATGTATTTTTAGTAACTTCATCTGGTGATGATGTATTTCTTCTTCGTAATGCTCCAATTCCTGCTGGATCTTCATTAGAAATAATAAGTGGATCAAAAATAATTATGGAATCAAATGATGTTCTAAGAGTAAGAACAGATACTGCTAGTTCATGCGATGTGGCGATAAGTTACTTAGAACAGACATAACATGGGTTTAACACAGAATAACGATCTTGAGAATTTATTAATTACTTTTAATAAATTAAAAACAGAGGTTGATTTATTAAGTGAGAAAATAAATGAAGAAAAAGTTTTAGAATTAAATGATGAAAATTGGGAAAATATTCGAAAAAAACGAGATTATTTGTTAAAAATTTCTGATTGGACTATGACCCCTGGTGCAACGGTAGATCAATCTCAATGGTCTGCATACAGACAAAATTTAAGAGATTTACCACAAAAATATCAAAATAAACCACCTAATAAAGTTATTTGGCCTACTAAACCGTTTGTTCATCGTAGAAGATCATAATAATAAAATCAAAAATTAGTAAAAGTAAAATAAATACAGTATTTAGTAAGCTTTTAGCTAATTAGTTATGCCATATATTGGAAATAATATCAGATCTGCTGATGATTACAGACTAATAGATAATATAAGTAGTTCCTTTAATGGCAGCACAACTTCTTTTGCCTTACAGGTAGGTGGTTCTTCGCCTGTTCCTTTCCCAAAAACTCCACAACAATGTTTAATTTCTGTTAATGGTGTAATACAACAACCTGATCCAACAGGTAGTTCAGGATTTACATTATCAGGAACGAACATAGTATTTAGCTCTGCTCCAACCAATGGGCATTCATTTTTTGGAATAATATATGCAACAGCAGATTATTTAAATGCAGGTGGAACATTCCCTGACGGAGCAGTTGGTAACCCATCTATCACGTTCACAAACGACGATGATACTGGTTTTTATAAAAAAGGATCAGGTGCAGTAGGTATTGTTTCTAATGCTGTTGAAATTGCAAGTGTTGATGGTAATGGTTTAACAGTTACTAGTAAAGACGCAACAATTAACTCAATCACTATTGGTAAAGGAGCAAACTCTATTTCTGGTAACACTGTTCTTGGAGAGGGTGCTTTAGATGCTTCTGTTTCTGGTGGATCTAATACTGCTATCGGTAAAAGTGCTTTAACAACTTGCACATCTGGTGGTTCAAATGTTGCAGTTGGTTTTGAAGCAATGAAACTAAACACCACTGGAGCAACTAATGTTGCTGTAGGTGAAAGAGCAATGCAACAAAATACTACAGGTAATGAAAATGTAGGTATTGGACAGTTTGGATTACAAGTTAACACAACAGGTGATAGAAATACTGCTGTGGGATATGCTGCTTTAGATGCAAATACAACAGCCGACAACAATACAGCCATAGGTGCATTATCTTTATCAGCAAACACAACTGGAACAAATGGAACTGCTTTAGGATCTAATGCTCTAGCTGCAAATACTACTGGAAATTCAAACACGGCTATTGGTGTGAACTGCATGCTAGTGAACACAACAGGTCAAGATAATACTGCTGTTGGAAGAACCTCTTTAGACGCTAACACTACTGGTTCAAGTAATGTAGCTATTGGTAATGGAGCATTGAGTGAAAATACAACAGCAGATAAGAATGTAGGCATTGGTCAAAATGCTTTACATGTAAACACAACTGGAACAGATAACGTAGCGGTTGGTGCTAATGCTTTAGATGCTAATACTACGGCTTCAAATAACACAGCAGTTGGAGACAACAGTTTAGGTGCAAACACTACAGGCACTAGAAACAGTGGGTTAGGTGCTTTATCTCTACGGGATAACGTAACAGGAAATGATAATACCGCTGTAGGTTACTTCTCTCTGTTGTCAAACACAGGATCTAGAAACACAATGGTTGGATCTTTTTCTGCTTATCAAACTACAGGGGGAAATAATACAGGGATTGGTTATGCAGTTTTGCAATCTAATCAAAATGCAGGTAACAACACTGCTATGGGAGATTCTGCTTTAACTACAAACACTACAGGAGCTAGTAACACTGCCATAGGTTCAAGTGCTTTACAAAATAATACTACTGCTGGTAATAATACAGCAGTTGGTCAATCTGCATTAGCAGCAAACACAACTGGACAGAATAACGTAGCTTTAGGCACTTTTGCTTTAGATGCTAATACAACAGCAACTCAAGGTACGGCAGTTGGTTATAACGCATTAGGAGCTAATACAACTCAAGGATCAAATTGCGCTTTTGGTGCATTTGCTTTAAGTTCTAACACTACAGGTGGTATTTGTGATGCTTTTGGTCAAAATGCGTTATTAAGTAATACAACTGGTGGATCAAACTGTGCCTTTGGATTTGAGTCACTACAGAATAACACGACAGCTAATAATAACTCTGCTTTTGGATTTAGAGCATTAAAAGCAAACACACTGGGGCCTAATAATGTAGCTGTAGGTAGAGAAGCATTGAAGGCAAATACTACGGCAGCATATAACGTAGCTGTTGGAGATCAAGCTTTAATTTCAAATACAACTGGAACTCAAAATAATGCGATAGGTGGTTTGGCATTATTTTTCAACACTACTGGAAATAATAATATTGGGATAGGTATAGAAGCTGTAAAACTTAATACAACTGGATCAAATAATATAGGCATAGGAGCAGGTGCATTAGATGCTAATACGACAGCAAGTGGTAATACTGCTGTTGGTAGTGCAGCTTTAGGTGCAAATACTACAGCTTCTTATAATTCAGCTTTTGGTAAAGATGCTTCAGCAGCAAACACAACTGGAACTCAGAACGTAGCGGTAGGAGCATTTGCTTTAGATGAAGTTGCAACAGCAAGTAATAATGTTGCGATTGGTTATGGAACTTTAAGTGCTGCTTCTTGCGGTTCAAGCAACACTGCTGTAGGTAATACTGCTTTATTAAATAATGTAGAAGCTTTCAATACTGCTGTTGGTGACAGTGCATTAAAGACTAATACTAGTGGTACATTTAATACAGCAGTCGGAACTTTTACGCTAGATGACCATTCTACAGGAAATAATAATACTGGCTGTGGATATGCTGCTTTAACTAATAGCACTACAGGAGCTAGTAATACTGCGGTTGGTAGTCTTGCTTTATTAGAAAACACAACTGGATCTAGTAATACAGCTATTGGTTTGAGCGCAGGGAAATCTGTTACAACTGGCCATAGCAATGTTTTTGTTGGTGTCGCTGCTGGTCAAGATCAAATTACTACAGGGCAAGATCAATGTTTTATTGCAAGAAGTAATGATGCTGGAGGTAATGCTACTGTTTGGCTTTATGGTGGTACTAGTGGTCAATGTATTCAGGGTAATAACAGTAGTTCTTGGACAACAACTTCAGATCAAAGACTTAAAAAAGATATAGTTACAAATACAGTAGGTTTATCAATAATTGATAACGTAACAGTTAAAAATTTTAAATATAAACAATATTCTGATGGTTCTCCTGTTTCTTCTGACGATACAGTGGATATGAGTGAATTTCCTGATGCAGATGGAGTTCATCAAGTTTTAATTGGACAAGGGAAAACAGAAACACAAATTGGAGTTATCGCACAGGAATTAGAAGCTGTTGCACCAACGTGCGTAACAACAAATGATAAAGGAGTAAAGACAGTAGATACTGATGAATTGTTCTGGCACATGTTAAACGCTATAAAAGAATTATCAGCAAAAGTCACAGCCCTCGAAGCTGCTTAAAAATTACCCATTTTAAACTAGATATATCAAAAATTATAGTATTTAGATGGGTTACATAGGAGTAGAGCCAGCTTTAGGAAGAAACCGCGAGGTTGACGACATTTCAAGCTCATTTAATGGAAGCTCAACGCAATTTAATTTAACAGTACAATCTTTAGCTGTCAGCCCAGGAAGTGCTAATGGATTATTAATATCTTTAGGTGGTGTAATTCAAAATCCAAATACAGACTACACAGTTAATGCATCACAATTAACATTTACTACAGCTCCTGCCTCTGGATTGGATTTTTGGGGCTTAATGCTTGGGCAGGGTATTGATACACAAGCAGTGGCTGATGGAACCATAACAAACTCAAGTATTAGTGGATCTGCTGCTATCGCCCTATCTAAACTTGCTACAGGAGCTTTACCTACAGCAATTACAGTAACAAGTGCAAATATTTCAGATTTAAGTATTGTAAATGCCGATGTAAATGCAAGTGCAGCAATAGCAGGTAGTAAGATTTCTCCAACATTTACTACTGATGGTTCATTCAACTCTGTAGCTATAGGTAAAGGAGCAAACTCTGTTTCTACGAATACTGTTCTTGGATTAAATGCTTTAGATTCTGGTTCTTTGTCTGGTGCGAATAATACTGCGGTTGGTAAAGAAGCTTTAACAACAAATACAAGTGGATTAAATAACTGTGCCTTTGGGTCTGAGGCTTTGCAATTAAATACAACTGGACAGCAAAATGTAGCTATAGGTGCTTTTACCTTAGATGATAATACGACAGGATCATCAAACACTGCTGTAGGAGAACAGGCTTTAACTGCTAATACAACTGCATCAAATAATACTGCTTGCGGTTTTTTTGCATTAGCAGTGAACTCAACAGGAAGTAATAATACAGCCGTAGGTAAACAAGCCTTATATTTAAACACAACTGGATTTCAGAACGTAGCTATAGGTTCTAATGCTTTAGATGCTAATACAACTGGTGCTCTCAACACAGCAATGGGGGAAGGAGCTTTAGGGGCAAGTACTACAGGAAATAGGAATGTTGCCGTTGGACAAAGTGCAGGAGCTTTAAATACGACTGGCAGTAATATGACTGCTGTAGGCACAAATGCGTGTAATTTAAACACTACTGGAGCAAATAATGTTGGTATAGGTAGAGATGCTCTTCTTGCAAATACTACCGCATCAGAAAATACCGCTGTTGGTTCTTTTGCTTTGATGGATAATACAACAGGAGCAAATAACACTGCTTGTGGTAGAAGTGCTTTAGAAAATAGCACGACAGCTTCAGACAATACAGCCGTTGGTAAAGATGCCTTAAAAACAAACACAACTGGAGCAACCAATACTGCGGTGGGTGCAACTGCTTTAGATGCTAACACCACAGGAAATTCTAATACTGCTCTTGGAGTCAACGCATTAGGTGGTAATACAACCGCAGGGCAAAACACTGCTGTTGGTGCTTATGCACTAGATGCTGCTAATACAGGTGAATATAATGCTGCATTTGGTAGACAATCTCTTAGTGACAATACATCTGGAGACTATAACACTGGATATGGTGCATATTCACTTCCATCTAACACAACTGGACAGAAAAATACCGCTGTTGGTGGTAATGCAATGTTTTATAACACAACAGGAAGTTATTGTACTGCTGTTGGTAAAAATGCTTTAGGTTCAAACTCAACAGCAAATAATAACGTTGCTGTTGGTTATTATGCTTTAGGAGAAAACACAACTGGAACAAACAACGTAGCTGTAGGTGCATATGCTTTAGATGCTAATACTACAGGTGTAAGAAATACTGCATTTGGTCTTGGTTCTCTGACTGCTAATACTACAGGAGAAAGTAACACAGCGTTAGGAAATGAATCTTTACCTAACAATACTACTGGTCAAGATAACGTGACAGTAGGCGATAAAGCTATGTTTGAAAACTTGACTGGAGATGATAACACAGCAGTTGGAAGAGAAGCATTAATGAACAATACAACCGCAGATAATAATACAGCAGTTGGTTATCATTCTATGCGAGCAAACACAACTGGAACTAGAAACACAACTGTAGGTAGAGATTCTGGGTTGAGTAACACAACTGCAAGTAACAATACAAGTGTTGGTGCTTATTCTTTAAGAACAAATCAAACTGGAGTTTATAATACTGCTATAGGAGATTCTTCGTTTTATAACACTACAGTAAATGATAATACAGGTTGTGGTTATGCTGCTGGTTACAGGACTACTAGCGGAAATAGTAATACTGCGATAGGATCACATGCACTTTATGAAAACACAACTGGAACAAACAACGTAGCGGTAGGAAAAAATGCTTTAGGAAATAACACTACAGCAAATGGTAATACAGCAGTTGGTTTAAGTGCTTTAGTAGTAAACACAACTGGAAGTGAAAATACT